AACCTTTTTCGACAGTCAGTCTTACATACAAGATAAAAATGCTGATGAATATCTAAACAAGACAATAGATGATCAGTACGGTATGTTATTTAACATGGCCCAAGATAATACGCTTCAGGAGATAATAGACGCCCAGTATTGAGTATTCGGGGATGAAGATAACTGGAGGTAAGGTCTTCGCTATCTTCACTTTATTAGGTGCACTAGGTGGTGCTGCATGGACAGGTTTTACTTTTTATCAGGATTATCTAGATATGAAGGAAAAGATTACTCTGTATACCGAGCCAGACTTATCGCAATATGATGAGGGCATGGCAGTATTGAAGTCCGAAATAGATATGATATTGCAAGAGATAACCATAATATCTGATGTTGCTAGAGATATGCGCTCTGATATGAAAGCAGATTTACGTCAAATGAATGGCGATATAAGACACATTACAGAGATTGTAAATGATGTGGAAGATAGACAAAAAGAAGACGCAAGAGAACTTCTTGATGAAATGAAGTTGCTTGAAGAAAGTCTTGACTTAAAGATAAATAAAGCTTTAAATAATCCACTAAGCGGTATGTCCGCTAAATCAAATTAGGAGGTTACAATGTGCGATTGTAAGACAGATGAGGATTGCGTATGTCGATTAAGATAGACATAAAGACAGTTTTACCTTATGTCGTGTTGGTTGCAACGATCGGCATGACATGGGGTATGTGGTCAGAGCGACTTAACGCCGTTGAAAAGAAAGCAGACAGTGTTGCACAAATGCAACAAGATATAGCCATTATAAAAGCAAAGATATTAGATATGGATGATAGAGTGGCTTGGATAGAAGAGTTCCTAATTAAAACTTCTGATTTTTGATACCAAAAAAATTAATCAATTTAGTAAAAGAGGATGTTAGACTTTGGTCTAAACATTTTCTAGAAGTGCCAAATGTACAACTAAATAACTTACCTGCCTGTCCTTATGCCAAAACGGCTTGGCTACAAAACAAAGTCAACATACAGTTAAGAGATCCTGATAAAGGCTATGTTTCATATCTTCATAAATTAATAAAAACAATAGATTACGAAAAAATAGAACTTTTAATTTATTGCGACCCTTTTTATAAAGAATATAGCATTAACAAATTTCAAAAAATTATTGATAAATTTAACAATAAATATAACTCTGATGACCATTATTTCATGGGCTTTCATCCTTATAGTCCTCCCAATGATGAAGACCACGAGTTTTTAACCAACCCTACTGGAGACACCACTAATTTACCTGAGTCTAAAATTCAATACTCCATGATGTTAATACAAAAGTTCTCGAAATTACACAAAGAATCTGGTAAATTAAAACGTATGGGTTATTACGATAAATGGCCCAAGGGCTATTACAATGAAGTAGTAGAGTCTAGACAAAAACAATATAAAAAGCTTTTTAAAGAAGGAGGCTAAAATGGCACCAGGAATGGCAAAAAAGAAAAACGTTGCTAAGATGCGTGGCGGCGGCATGATGAAGAAAATGCGTGGCGGTGGAATGCTAAAGATGCGTGGCGGCGGAATGGCAAAAAAGAAAAACGCTAAAAAGAAAAAGAAAAAATAAAACTTAGACCACTTTAATTTTCAATGGCTATATCTAGAGCACAAATCTCTAAACAAATTTCTCAACCACCTGGAAAGAGAAGTGGTCTATTAAAAAAGAAAAGGAAAAAACTTGGCGGATCCAAAAGTAGGAACAGGAAAAAAACCTAAAGGTTCAGGAAGACGATTATACACAGATGAAAATCCAAAGGACACTGTTAGCATTAAGTTTGCTACTCCAGCTGACGCAAGGAAGACGGTCGCAAAAGTTAAGAAAATTAAAAAACCTTTTGCACGGAAAATTCAAATCCTTACTGTCGGAGAGCAAAGAGCTAAGGTCATGGGAAAAACACAAGTCGCTAGTATTTTTAAGAAAGGTAAAGAAAGTATTAGAAAAACACAGAAGGCCTAATGAATAGTTGGCAATTCAAATTCAAACTCTACTATCACTGTTAAATCTTCATCTGTCTTTGGATCAGCCATAAAGTAAAAATACACGAAAGGAAAAATAATGGAAGAACTTAATGTGGTCTATAGACTGCAAAGATACTTAAAACAGTCTACTGAAGACTGTAAAGATGCCATCATGTCTGGTGTTGACACTCTTGAAAAATATCAATATCTTATCGGCAAAGTTCAAGCTTTTGAACAAACACTACAGGAACTCTCTAACCTGCTAGATAACAAGGAGCAAACTGATGACTAAATACGCATTACAAGAGAAATACAAAGAAGAAGATAAAAAACAAGCAGAAGAAGATAAAAACAAAGTTAGAGCTGAGAATATATCTAAAGAATTATTAGAAAAATTACCAACACCATCTGGTTGGAGAATACTAGTTTTACCATTTGAGCCAAAAGATAAAACCAAAGGTGGTATTATTATTGCTCAAGAATCATTAGACAAGTTACGAATAGCTACAAATTGTGGCTACGTTATAAAGGTTGGACCATTGGCCTACAAAGATGAAAATAAATTCTATACAGGTCCCTGGTGCAAAAAAGGCGATTGGGTTATTTTTGCTCGATATGCCGGATCACGTCTCCCTATTGAAGGTGGAGAAGTGCGATTACTAAACGATGATGAAGTCCTAGGAACAATTAAAAATCCTGAGGATATTCTACATCACATATAAACATAGGAGAATACTATGCCCGAAGAACTAAAAAAAGAAGAGCCAATGATTGATGTTGGCGAAACAGAAGGAGCAGAGATAGATTTAGAAAAAGATAATTCTGCACCAGAACAAAAAGAAGAACTACAGGTTGAACAGACAACCGATTCGGGAGAAGATACAAAACAAGAAACTGAAGAAACAAAAGAAGAGACACCACAGAAAGAAGAACTTGAACAATATAGTGAAGGTGTCAAAAAGAGAATTGCAAAGCTTACACGTAAAATGCGTGAGGCAGAACGTCAGAAAGAAGAAGCTATTTTATATGCAAAGTCAGTTACAGATAAACAAAAAGCCCTGCAAGATAAGTATGAAAATTTAGATACAAATTATGTGTCTGAGTTTGAAAATAGAGTCAAATCTAATCTTGAAGCAGCTAAGATAAAATTAAAAGCTGCAATTGACGCTCAAGATGTTGATGCACAAATAGCAGCACAAACAGAGATATCGTCTTTGACAATGGATGCAGCTAGGCTTAATCAAGTCAAGTCCCAAAAACCAACTAGATCTCTAAAAGAAGAGGACAAACCAGCCCAACAACCACAGGGAGGATATGCTAATGCAGCTCAGTTAAAGCAAGCAGCTCAGCAAATGGACCCTAAAGCAGAAGCTTGGGCAGCAAAGAACACTTGGTTTGGAACTGATAATGCTATGACTTACACGGCATTTGACATACATAAGAAGCTGACTGAGGAGGAAGGGTACGACCCATCTAGTGACGAGTATTATCAAGAAGTGGATAAAAGGATAAGACTTGAATTTCCTCAAAAATTTGGTACAACAGAAAATACTACACAAGAGAAACCCTCTCAAACTGTAGCTTCAGCCAAACGTCCAGCTACATCAGGACGCCGCAAGACTGTGAAACTCACACCCTCACAGGTCGCAATAGCTAAACGATTAGGTGTGCCACTTGAAGAATATGCGAAACAATTAGTCGCGAAGGAGGCATAAGCATATGGAAAATGAAAATAAAATAAATAAAACTTCCCGCGCGAGTCAAACTCGAGCCAAAGAAGCTCGTAAACAAGTTTGGACTCCTCCATCATCTTTAGATGCACCCCCTGCTCCAACAGGTTACAGACACCGTTGGATAAGAGCTGAAAGTATGGGTTTCGATGATACTAAAAATATCATGGGTAAAATGAGGTCTGGATGGGAATTGGTGAGAGCTGATGAATATCCGGAAGGAGATTTTCCAACCATACAAGACGGCAAACACTCTGGGGTAATCGGAGTTGGTGGCCTATTGCTGGCTAGGATACCGGAAGAGATCGCGAAGTCTCGAGAAGACTATTTTAAACAACAAATAGCAGATCGAGAACAGGCAGTTGAAAACGACCTTATGAAGGAGCAGCACCCAACGATGCCGATCAACCAAGAACGGCAGAGTCGTGTAACTTTTGGTGGCTCTAAGAAGAACTAATCTTTTAGTTATTCCGAACCATCAACTAAACTAACAAAGGAGTAAAACAAATGGCAAATCAAGATAGTGCTTTTGGTTTGAAACCTGTTGGTAAGGTTGGACAAAACGCAGACAACCAGGGTATGTCCGAATATCAGATTGCTGATAACGAAGCATCTTCAATGTTCCAAGGCGATCCTGTTATACCACAAGCCTCTAACACAGGTTTTATTGATGTGGCAGCTGCTGGCAATACACTTTTAGGTGTATTCTTTGGATGTAATTTTACAGATCCGACAACTGGAAAACCAACATTTCGAAACCATTACACACAAACAAATATTACCACTGGTGATATTGATGCTTTCGTATACGACGATCCATACGAGAGATTTGAGGTACAAGGTGATGGTGCTTCAGCAAGAACAGATATATTTAAAGTAGCAGATATCGTGTACGCTACTGGTTCAACAATTAATGGTACATCCAATGTTGAATTAGACGTGTCCGATTTAGAAGCTACTGATGGCCAACTAAGAGTCATCGGTATATCTACTGACCCAGAGAACAGTGATTTAGGTTCTGCGAACTTAAACTACATTGTTTATATCAACGAACATACGTTCCACACAGCATTATAATAGGAGTATTTAATTATGGCTATATCACGTAATCAACTAGTTAAAGAACTAGAGCCAGGTTTGAATGCACTATTCGGCTTGGAATATAATCGTTATGAAAATCAACATGCAGAAATCTTTACTACAGAAACCTCAGATAGAGCTTTCGAAGAAGAGGTAATGTTAAGTGGTTTTGCTAACGCTTCCGTTAAACCTGAAGGTTCCGCAGTTACATTTGATAACGCGCAGGAAACCTACACATCAAGATATCAACACGAGACTGTTGCATTGGCTTTTGCAATTACTGAAGAAGCTATTGAGGACAACTTGTATGATAGATTGTCAAGCAGGTATACAAAAGCATTAGCACGTTCAATGGCTAACACCAAACAGGTGAAAGCTGCTAACGTACTTAACAGAGCTTTCAATTCTAGCTTTACAGGTGGTGATGGTAAGGAGCTTTGCGCTACTGACCACCCAACTATTTTTGGAACAGTAAAGAACGAATTGTCAACTGCTGCTGACCTTTCTGAAACATCTATTGAGCAGGCGTTAATTGATATTAATGCTTTCACAGATGAAAGAGGATTGAAGATTGCTGCAAGAGGTATGAAGTTAATCATCCCTTCAGATCTTCAGTTCACTGCACAGAGAATCATGAACTCTGACAACAGAGTTGGAACAGCAGACAACGACATCAATGCTATAAAGAGCATGGGTATGATCCCACAAGGTTATGTAGTGAACAACTACTTAACTGATACAGATGCTTTCTTTATCATTACTGACGTTCCTAACGGTCTGAAATACTTTGAAAGATCACCTATCAAGACATCTATGGAAGGTGACTTTGATACCGGTAACGTAAGATACAAAGCAAGAGAGAGATATTCTTTCGGCTTCTCTGACTTCAGAGGTATCTTTGGTTCACCAGGTGCATAAGAAGTAGTTTCATAAACACTTTTAAAAGGGGCCTTATGGCCCCTTTTTTTATGGGAAAGATACTTGACTTTATGGGAAATTCATGTACAAAATAAAAGCGGATAATATAGACAAGGAGTTATATTATGACCGTCATATCACAGTCTCTAATCGCTGAGAAAATCAAGCTAGAATCTCAGTGGAATTCTCAATACTTAAATGCAGGTGAGGAAACTCTTGAGATGAAATCTATTCAAGAAAAACTTAAAAGAGTTGTTGCAAAATTGAGATGGAGAGACTTAAAACAATATGAGAGTCCTTTATTCTTTCAAGAGTAAAAACTTGCTCTCTTTATAAAATTCACTATACTAGGCCTCCTAGGGAAAAAACAACATACAGACTGACCTAGCAGACGCACGTAGAGACTGTATGTATTTTTACTACGGAGGTAAAACATGGGAACAACCACATTTCAAGGTCCAGTCGTATCTAAAAAAGGTTTTTTTAATACAGGACCAGGTAATGTTGTAGACGCTGATTCTAGTGTCTCTTTAACAGTTGCTGATCACGCAGGTAGAATCGTACACAACGATGCTGCAGGTGCAGTGACTTACACATTACCAGCTACAAACGCAAATTCTGATTCTGCAGTTGCAGGACCAGGAGCAGATTTTAACAACCTAAACAACGTCGGTGCTACTATTGAGATTTTTTCATCAATAACAAAAACAGGCGACTTAGTTGTACAAGTTGCAAACGCAACTGACGTAATGGTCGGAAGTGCCGTCTTTATTGATGACTCATCTGACAACGTCGTTGGTTTTGAAACAGCTTCAACATCTGATACTATCACTCTAAACGGTAGTACAAAAGGTGGTGTCACTTTTTCAAAAATCGTATGTACAGTTCTTGCTTCTGGTAAATGGAAAGTTGATGTGATTTCAGGATGTACTGGAACACCAGCAACACCATTTAGTGCTGCAGTAAGTTAATGATTAATTAGGAGCCCTCCTAGAGGGCTCCTACAAAGGAGATTAAAATGGCAAGTAAAGGCGACGTAAAAGCGGTCAGAGTTACAGCAACTGGAGCAGTTTTCGCAGGTCGAACTAGACTTAGAGGTATAATTTTAGCTTCTGATGGTGGTGGAGCAGGAACAATTATCTTGCAAGACAACTCAGATAGCACAAGTTTATTTCAAGCTGATGTTCCTAACGGTGATGTATTTTCTATAAATATCCCTGAAGACGGAATATTGTTTCCAGGCGGAATGAAAGTTTCTACAATCACAAACATAGACGCGGCTACTTTATTGATTGATAAGTAAGGTTGAAGAATGGCTACATCAGGCACTACAGCTTTTGACCTAGACATTGATGAAATAATTCAAGAAGCATACGAGCGATGTGGAATGACAGCTCGAACTGGTTATGGTTTAAAAAGTGCTAGACGCTCTCTAAATATATTGTTTTCTGAGTGGAGCAATAGAGGTCTTCACTTATGGAAAGTGGACTTAGCCTCTGTTCCTTTAGTAGAGGGACAGGCAGAGTATAATGCAACGAGTGATAGCACTAATTTTCCAGGCAACATCAATGAAATACTAGAGGCTTATGTTAGAGATAATTCAACAACAACAGCTCCAGTAGATACACCAATAACAAAAATTGATAGGTCTGCATATTCATCAATTGCAAATAAATTATCTAAAGGCACACCTAGTCAGTATTATGTAGATAGAACTAAATCACCTAGTATTTTTTTATATCAAACACCT